TCGAGAGAAAATCTTTGCGATTTCTCGTTACGCTGGTATCTCTGTTGACACTGGAGATGATTACCTCACGTTCGTTCCTAAGATCGGAGGTAAGCGAAATTTCATTCGCTCCCAACTGAAGGTCATTCACGACTACATCTTGAAGTATGTTGCGCTTGCAGACTGGAAAGAGGAGCAGTTGACTGCTCTCGAGGTTTTCGTTTACGAGAGGGTACCCCAGTACCTTGCATTAGGTTGGGATGATGATTCTCTGCTAAAAGCTGCCTTTGATTTCGTAGATGCTAATGCTACGCGCTTAGCTGTCGGTGACAAGACAGCTAGAGAATTGCTTCTTGCTGATCTCGATGCCGAACCCACTCTGCGTGATAAGGTTTGCCGATTCCTCGGTGTTCAGTATTTCTCACGTCCATGGCTGTTTAAGACTGTCAACTATGTTGCTTCGACTCGCGTCGGTGGTTACGTTGGTAAGACTTACTTTCAGAGCACCAGTGTGGCTCGCGCCGGCACTCTTGTAGATGCTGGTGGAGCTTATAACAAGAGTCTCATGGGTGACCATGGAATGGTCCTCCTTATCATCGCTGTTGGATCCTCCATGGCGATCATAGCGATGGTGAGATTCGCACTTCGTTTTTTCAGTAAGTCTGAAGGTCAGCTATCACTTGATGCTATCGGCAAGAAGCCTAAGCAACGTGATGACGAGAAGGTTAACGTCTGGAGAGTTGAGGAAAGGAGCATTACAGCTCTAGACTTCCATCCCCGTCGCCCTAATCGTCTATCTCAGATGCTCCCTGGCATTCGCAATAACTCACTTATTGCTGACATTTATGTCCCAGGTGTTGCTCGAGCTACTACTCGTATCTTGGTGATCAACAACTCCACGTTGGTGATGAACAACCACAGTTGTTTCGACAACTTTCAGATGACCATTTACCTTGGTAAGAAAGCTGCTGAGGGTGTTGTCGCTAAGTTTGTGGTAGACGTTGAACCAGCTATGATCCGTCGTATTCCAGAACGTGATCTTGCTGTTATCACCACCATGGCGATGCCTTCTTTGTTTAAGGACATTTCAGCCTTTCTTCCAAAGAAGTCTTTCTCTTCTGTGGGACCTTCCTTTTACTATGTGCCACAACCGCATGGTGAGGCCAAGGAAATTCCTGTTATTGGTGTGTCACGCGCCCACCTTGGGGACTTTATCGGTTCCAAAGCTGGGGTGGACATGCAGTCTTTAGTTGGAAGACCACAGGAGAAGACGCTAGGTGGAGATTGTGGTTCGCCACTGATCATTCAGACTGGTTATGGTCCGGTTGTCGCCGGAATTCATTGTGCATTCAATGAAGCCCGGTTCATCACTCACGCTGCTCCTATCTTTTTTGAAGATTTTGACATTGAGCCTATGGTTCAGGTTGGTGTTGTCACGCCATCTGGAATTGTTGCTCAATCCGATCTTTCAGAAAAGGACAAGCTCTACACTGACTTCCACAAAGAAGGACAGTTAATGGTTTTTGGAGCCTTGCGTGGTTTTAGACCTCGTCCAAAGGCAAATGGTCGTCACACGGTGATCGCACCGTTCCTTCTCTATGAGGGACCTATGCGAGGGCTGAATATGGTCGATCGTTTGACCAATCCTGATATGGGCTCCTGGGAGCCACAACAGAATATACTCAAGGAGTACTTGTGTCCAACACATTCCATGAAAGAGAGTCTCTTTCGAATTTGTTGTGATTCGTTCTCTGAACATCTCACCAGTGGTTTCACCAAGGAGGATGTTGAGGATGTACACGTTGTTCCCCTTAGTGTGGCTGTCAATGGGTTTCCCGGCGTTCCGAACGTCGATGCTCAGAAGTTTACGACCTCTGCAGGACATGGTTTCCCAGGTCCGAAGAAGAAGTATATCCAGAGCGAGGAGGAGTTCGAAGAATGGTCAACGTTCCGAGAGTATGACGCTGAAGTCATGGCTGAGATCACTCGTATCTACGAGCTCACGGTCCAGGGAATTCGTACTCACCCCATTTTCACTGCTCAGCTTAAGGATGAAATGATTTCCTTAGCTAAGAGGGCTATGAAGAAGACACGTGGTTTTTACATGTGTCCAGTTGCGTTTCTCACTGTCATGAGAATGTTCACCACTGGTCTTACGCGTGTGATGGTTCGTAGACGAGACTTGTTTCGTCATGCGGTCGGTCTTAACACGCATTCTGAACAGTGGGATGACCTTTACAAGGAGTCCCAAAAGATTCCAGGTGACAACTGGATGGCTGGCGATTTTAAGGGTTTTGACAAGATCCTTTCTATCCTCATCCAAAATGGTGCCAAGAAGGTGTTTCTAGATGTGGCAAAGCACTGCGGTTTTACCGAGCAGGAGCTGTTGGCACTAGATACACTACTCTCTGACAACATCACGGCTGTCGTGGATTTTTTTGGAACTCTTATCATGCTTCTAGGTGGTGAGGTTTCAGGACATCAGATCACAACCTTTTTTAATAGCATTTGCAACATTCTTTTGCACTTGTATGCATGGGTGGTGCTCGCTGTTGAGATGAAGATGGATCCAACCGAAGCGGCTCGCCAATTCTGGGTCCTGGTGTTCATTCGAGTCCTAGGTGATGATATCATGGCTAAGGTTCATCCTGATGCTCCATGGTACAATCACACCTCAGTTCAGCGTGTCTTTGGTTCCATTGGGATTGTGTACACAATGGCTGACAAGCTGTCCGAAAGTGTGCCATACATCTCGTATGAGGAAGTCGGATTCCTCAAGCGGCGTTTTGCCGATCACGAGTTGTTCCCCGGAATGAAGGTGGCTCCCTTGGATAAGGAGTCCATCTACAAGATGTTGATCTACACAAATCCATCAAAGGATGTCTCGGAGGAAGAGCAGCTGGCGATGGCAATTTGTTCAGCGAAATCGGAGGCGTTCTTTCATGGACACGAGTTTTACCACTCATTGTCCCAGTTGATTGACGATGCTCCCAAGTCGTTAGAACTAG